CAAAGTGGACACGTCCAACAAATTAAAAAGAAAAAGTGTATAAGTGTTTTCCCGTTCAATATCAATTCTCCAATCCAATAGTTTTTACCATATATTATTCCTTTATTTTATTCTTATTTTTAATATCTTCCATAATCTTAGAAAGTTCTACCGATTGTTCTTGAATACTCATATTCATATTATCAATCACATAATCAAACTTCTTATAGTTGTCAAGAAGATTTTCACTTTCATGCGAATCTTCTTCAATAAATCTCGTCAAACGAATAACATAACCATTATTTTGTTGAATAGCTCTTACTTCATTTGGAAATCTGACATCAGCAACAATAGCCATCATTGAGTTGTCATCAATAATCTTCTTTATTGTTGATTTTACCCAAGCATCAGAATATATTTTTCTAATAATATTGGTACCAAAATATTGTAAAACTTCGCGAGCGGTCATAAAACCAGGTTCGTGTATAATATTATTCATTAGAGGAGTATTGTTGAATGCGAATGGCTTACCAAACCAAGTTTTTTCATCAAAGTTCTCAATATTTTTTGTCAATAAATCAACATTATCTTTGTTTTTATAGTTTGCGAATGTATTATACGCCATTCTCGGTATAATAACATTTGGCATATCTTCCCATTTTATATTAGTCAAACTATTTTTTTGTTCATCTGTGCCATAACACTGCTCATATGTCAAATCAAATAAACTCATACATATATCTTTTAGAGAATCAGCAAATGAATAGATTTTGACAAAAGGAAAGATTTCTTGCTCCATCCATTCAATAAGTTTTTTATTTTTTGATAATAAATCTAATGTTGCTAAATCACCATTATCATTTAGGATTTTTAGTTCGCCAGTTTTACCATCAACTTGTGTAGCAAATCCAATTGAATGTAAAATAGTTCCAACAATGAGATTAGCAGATGTATTCTTTCCACTTTGTTTTTTACCAGCAAATCCAATAATCATATAAGCTCCTTTAATAGAGTTCTAATAGTTTGTATATCTTGTTCATTACCATCTCCAATATCATTTGAAATGAGAGTTGGAAAAAACATGCGAAAATCTCTCTTATAGTTTATTTCTATTTTGTTTTTTTCTTTATTTCCAGCATCATCATTATCAAGAAGAACGATTAGATTGATTACACCGGCTTTTTCTAATAAAGTTCTTTGTCCTTCACTTATGTTAAGACCAAGTAAGGCAACCGCACAATGTATATTGTTATCTTCAAGGCGAAGCACATCTCCTGGTCCTTCAACTAAGATTGCTGTTTTATATTGTTGTAAATATGGTTTGGCGAACCAATAGTTATAAAGAATATTCTTCTTATCAATATTTGTGTGACACCATTTTTGATAATCTTTTTTAGTTTTATTTGATGGACATTCACTTAATGGATTATGGTGAGATTTACATTTTGAACATTTCTCATATATTGAACGAGAACTAAAACCAACAATATGTTTATATGATGAATCATAAAATGGAAAAAATACTCGTGGATGTTTTTTATGTAATCCAACTTCATATTTTCTAAGAATGTTTGTTGAATAGTTTCTTTTTACATAATATTGTGCTGGTATAATCAAACTTGTAAGACAATTTTTGCTCCAAACTTGATTTGTTATTGGACTAATACTATTATCTAACTTTTTTGCTCTGTTTTTTTGTGCAAACTCATTATGATTATTATTTTTGTTTATGATGTCTGTTTTGATATTTAGTTGTTTAACTAACCAACCAATAACTTTATCATAACTATTGAAGTTTGGATTCTTTTTTTTACATAATGCCATAATAAAACCCATAATATTATCACTAATACCAGGTCTTTCATGACATCTATGAGTATTACATACCCATTTACATGGCACATCATTATCTATATACATATTGAACGCTGTTGGATTATCACCATCGTGAATAGGACACTTCATTGTTATGTATTTGGTGCCATGCCACTGATATTCAAAATGAAAATAATTCAAAATATCTTCTATTTGTTGAGCAGATTGCTCTGATAAATATTGTAAAAATGCTTGACGTGTTTCTTGAGATTGTTTCATTATAAATAAGAATATCTTTCGTATAATATTTTTTTATGTTTTTACTTCTAAAACCTTGCCATACTTACCAATATTATGAAAAGAAATATATGAACCTCCACGATTTATTTCACCATGTCTACTTTTGAGAACTACAACCTTAGCATTTCCTTGCTGTATTGTATCTTTTGCTATTTCTTCTGGACTTTTTTCTTTGAAAATACAAAAGTTTGTTACGGGGTCAAGGGCGCTATCAGAACCCCTAATGACACTCTGATCCTCTTTATCAATACCTTCTCTATTTAGTTGTGTAAGCATAAAGATTGGCACTTGATATTTTCTGGCAAAATCGTGCATTTGCATCATCATAAAAGCGAGAGCTTGACGTTCTTGTATATTATTTGATAACATATTAGCACTGCCAATCTTCATATAATCATATATTATTAGACAATCGTTTGCTTCTCCATTAGAGTTGAAACCAACTATTTGATAAATAAATTTACGCATTTTGGGTAAATGATATTCAAAAGTTTCTCCAGACACGCTCGCATAATAAAATCTTGATTGTTTGAACTTATTAAGGGCATTTCTTACATTTCTTGTTTTTATAGCATCATCAATATATTTTCCAGTTTCTATTTCTCTAATACCAACCTTATATTCATCATCATATGTCATTGAAGATAAAATACGAGGTTGGTGATCAATAAGCCCCATTTCTGTATCAATATAAAGAACTGGTATTTGACTATAAAGAGAAACAAACAACCCAACATTTATTGAAAATAAACTTTTACCATAACCAGTTCTCGCTCCTAGTAATGTAATAGTTCCTTTTCTTATGCCACCACCAATTTGATAATCAAACTTCTGATAACCAGTGCCAATACCGATAAGATCTACAGGATTATTTTCAACGCTTTGAATATATTGATCAACTCCATTATGAATAAGTGTAATATCGCCTTTTGTAGTTGCTTCTAATGATTGGGCAAAGTTTGTTATGGGAGATTCAGCAATTCCAATTATTTCGTCAAAAGATTCAGATCCAATAACTCCATCAAGTTTTTTAGATGCTTCCCTCAAATATTGTTGTAATTCTCGTGCTGTTTGTAGTTTTCTTAGTTTCAAACACCATCCATATATATTCTCTCTTTCAACATTTGTATTTGATATTGATTTTAGATGTGTCAGCTCATTCTTATCATCTACAATATATCCAAATCCAAGTTCATTTAGAGTTGATACCAATGATGGAAAATCAACTTTATTATATTGTTTATTGAGATATATGTTTTTTATGGTTGTAAAAATAGCAGAGTTTGATTCATCACTAAAAGAATCAGAATTTATAATATCAGCAACTTCATAATATAAATCAGAACCATGTTGATATAAACCAGCCAACACAATCTTCTCAGTAATAATGTCTGTTAGTTTAGACATATTTTATTTTTTAATACACCTTTGACACTTATATTCAGATCCACCATTTTCTGCTGAAACAAGATATTGACTGGCTATTTCTGGTAATACTTGATCAATTTGGCCACAGCCACATCTTACATTTACAAGTTGTGATGGTGGTCGTCTTTCAGTTAAATGATCATTATAAAGTTTTGACATATCTCTTGAAGATTTTAAATCTTGTCTTGCTTGAGAAAAATCATCAACAAAAGTATTATTATGATGGCGACCAACAAGTTTTTGACGAATTGGAGTAGGTTGCGTTGGCAACATTTCTGATTGTATTTGTTGTATTGATTGTATTGGTTGAATAGAAGGTGGTGCTATATTAAGTCCAGTAATACTTGTATAAACTTTACAAATAAGATTCCAATCTCCAGTCATAATCCCATCTTTTAGTACTTCTGGTAATTTCTTTTTCATGATTTTTGGTCTTTTAGATTTAAGATTTCTGTATCGGAGAATTTTTTGTTCATCCAGTCAGTTAAATTATTAAGATTCTGTCCAACAAACTTTTGTAATATTGGAGCAGTTTCTATTATCGTATCATATTCATTAGTTTCAACTAAACACGTAAACTTTTCACAACTTACATAATATTTTGTCATGGTTTTTTTGATCTTGCTAAATTATTGAAGAAATCTGCGTGATTTTTTAGACACATTGGTAAGTATTCCAGAGTGTCTAAATAATTCTTTGTCGTTCTAGCAACTTGGTATAGTTTTTTAGTATAATCATTATCTTGTATCGCCATAGTCTTCTTCATTTCTGCTGGCGTATATTGTCCACCATATTTTCCTATTTTATCTGCTATAAAAGCTTTTATATTTTCGTTAGCCCAATTATATGTACGAGTATGCTTATTTATTTCCATTTGAATTTGTGTAGATTTTTGTAGAAATAAAAGAGCAATTTCATAACATTCTTCTTGTGATAATTTTGCTATGGACTCCTTTGACATTTCTATGTATTGAGTTATACTATTGTCATTCGCGTGAATATCTATTCCATATGATTTAAGATATGATGTTAAAATTTCATCAATTTGTTCTAATTTTTTGCCAACAAGATTTTCTGTTTCCATTCATCTGTACTTTCATTATATTTGAGTTCTATCAATGTTAGATTATTTAGAATACACCAATTTAGTTTTTGTCTATCTCTTTGTTTTGATCTTTCAAAATCTGCTTTTGAATTAAAAAAGAAAATATCATTAT